CCCCGTCTACTTCTCCGACGTTATCAAGAACGAGGAAGACCCCGATCTCATCAAGCGGTTCAGCTCCACGCTGGAGCGGACCATCGGCCGTGACGACGTTGGGACGCAATCGGAGTTCCTTACCGGGGCGGTTGCCAACGAGCTCACATGGACAAGCCCCCTCTCGGGCCTTGTCAATGTGGACATGGGCTACATTGCCCAGCGTGCCAACACGCGGACAGGCACCGAAGGCCCACTGATCGCCCGGGCGAGCAACACGGTCCTGCCGGCGCTCGGGGAAGACGCTTTCAACACGGCGTCCAATATCTTTCGCCTTCGGATGAGCGTGCTGGACGCGGCGACGTTGAATCCGACCCCGCTCTTCGCCCGCGTGACGGAATGGAGCCTCACATTTAACAACAACGTCACCCCGGCGAAGGCTCAGGGCGTGCTCGGGAGCTTCGATACGATCACCGGCAACTTTGACGTTGACGGATCGTTTTCTTGCTATTTCAGCACGGTCGAAGCCATCCACGCTGTCCGCTGCAACGCGGATGTGACCTTCGATGCCATCTACTGCAAGAACAACGCCGGGCTGTATATCGATCTCCCGCTTGTCGGGCTCGGTGGCGGCCGGCTCAACATCGAGCAGGACGCGGCAATCATCATCCCGGTCGAGACGATGGCGGCAGAAAGCAACTTTGGCCACACTGCGCTGATGGGCTGGTTCTCGTATCTGCCGAACGCCGCCATGGCCGAGGTTGACTGCTGATCGGCAGTGCCCGTCTGATCGTTTGGCGTTAAGGTCGGGGGCGGTTGGCAAAGTCGCCCCCGACTAACAAGAGGATCAGAATATGTCACTCCGGAAAACATTCAAGACCGACAAGCAGGCCGAGACCGATGGCGTTGAGATGGAAGTGGCCGTTAATGAGCACAACGGGCAGCCCATCACGATCCGCCTGGCCCGCATGGGGCCGACCAATCGTCGCTACACGGCCGAGCTCAACCGTGTGACCAAGCCGCATCAGTCGGCAATCGCCAACGATGCCATGGACAACGACCTGGCCCGCAAGATGCTGCGGGAGGTGTTTGTCAACACCATTCTTCTCGGCTGGAACAACCTGCCGAAGTCGGAGCTGACCGGCGACGCCGCGGACACGCAGCCGCTTGAGTTCACACCGGACAACGCTCACGCGCTCTTCGAGGAGCTTCCGGAGCTCTATAACGACTGGGAAGCGCGCGCCCAGAAGGCTGCCGCTTTCCGTGAAAAGGAAAAGGAGGTCACGACGGGAAACTGATCGCTGTCCTGCTCTACTTGCATGAATACCCGCCGGAGATCGAAGCCCGAATCCGGCGGGAATGCAAGAGGTTCAAGGAACCGCTGCCAAAGCGAATTGCTGAGAAACCAGCCTTGCACTTTGGGTCCGCGCTCTTCCTTAACGCATGGTTCGACCTCGATCCGGAACGAGACAGGTCGAAGGGGCAGGGCATCACGCGGGCGTCATGTTTCCAGTATGCGAGGGACTACGACCTGGACCATGAGCAACGGGACGATCTCTGGACACACATAGCGGCAATGGACAGCGCGTTTCTCGAATGGCACGGAAAGCGCACAAAGGCAAAGGCAACCAAGGGTGACAAAGGATCTTAATCATCTCGCCGCCCGTATGGAGCGTCTGGCAGGCCTGGTCGAGACGAGCGCGTCCCGCCTGGCCGTCGCCGGCGTCCGCGCTGCCGTCCGTGAGCTCGTCTATGTCACGCCAGTTGACACGTCCGAAGCCCTGTCCAACTGGCAGGTGTCGCTCAACGCCCCGCCTGCGGTCAATATCCCGCCTTACTACCCCGGCATCAAGGGATCCACCCGTCGCAGCAGCGCGGAGCAGGCGATCAATGAGGCGGAGGCGGCGTTGACCGTCAAGGAGCACGGGCAGACGTTGTTCCTTTACAACCTGACCCCTTACATCAAACGCCTGGACGAGGGCTCGTCCTCGCAATTCGCTGGTGGCTTCGTTCCGCGCGCCCTGATCTCATTCCGTGTTGCGGTCGAAGAAGCCCGCAAGACGTTGTTCTCCTAAGGGGCCGGCTATGACCACCGAAGTTGTTGGCATTCAGGTAACAGACAAGGTCGATGGGACCATTGTCAAGAAGTTGCGGGACATCGCGGCCGAGGCGACCAAAGGAGCGAGCGCAGTTGACAAGCTCCAGGCCGCGCTGTCCTCGGCTAACACCTCGGCCGTTGACCGCCTGGCTGCCGCACAAACGAAGGCGGCGGGGGCGTCGCAAAAGCTCGCGTCCGCGATGGCGGATTCCGGCAGCAAAACAGAGAATCTTTACGACCGCGTCAATCGCCTGCGGTCGTCAATCGACCCCCTTTACGCCGCGCAGATGCGCTACAACAACGAGCTAAACGAGGCTAACGCCCTGCTCGGTGCGGGGGCGATCAAGATGAATGTTTACCAGCAGGCAGTCAGCGCCGCGGACGCGAAGCTCAAAGCGGCAACGGCTGGGCTAGATCGGATGACGACCGCGCTCCAGCGGAACGCCCGTGGGACAGGGGCAGCCCGGGCCAACACAGCAAACCTGGTCGCCCAGTATAACGATATTGGCGTCTCCCTTGCTGGCGGGATGAACCCGCTCCTTGTTCTTGTCCAGCAGGGGTCGCAGATCAGCTACGTTGCCGGACAGATGGAGAACGGCTGGCTGGGCGTGCTTCGTGTCACCGGCATGCTACTGCTCAAGCTCGCCCCGCTGCTTGTGGTCATGGGAGGGATCGCTCTCGTGTTTCGCCAGCTGCGGAACGAGGCGCGGGAGACGGCAGGGGATCTCAACGCCTACGCCAATAGTCTCGGCTTGACGGCCAAAGAGGTCAAGGAATTGGAGGACGTAACTGTCACGGCTGGTGACACGATCAAGGCGGCGTGGCAGGTCAGCATGGAATCGATCCTTGACGCGGCAGGCATCACAACTCAGGACATCAAAACATTCTTCTCCGACGCCGCCGACTTCATTGTTGAGGCCTTCAAGTTTACAGTGGCGGCAAGCAGGGCCTTGTTCTTCACGTTGGTCGAAGTCGCCAAGGTCAGCGCGGGAAACATCGGCACGATCTTTTCCAACATCAGGCAAGGGGCCAGCAACCTCGTTAACGGGCGCGACCTGGCCGAGGGCTTGCGCCCGTTGCAGGAGCTCAAGATCGGCGACACGCTCAAGCAAGAGTTTGACGAAGCCAACGCGGCGCTCGATGCCTTCGGCAAGCGGATCACGGATCGGGCCGCTCAGATCGCCAAGGCACGCATTGCCGCCCAAGCCAAGGCGATCATCGAAGACCGTCCGGACAGCGCAGCCAAGACCGTCAAAGACACCCCTGAGATGAAACGGGCCGAGGCGTTGCGCCTGGTCAATATGCAGCTTGACAATGAGCTGGAGCGTATGGGCATGCTCAAGGACGCCCGAGAGGTTCAGCAGCGGTTGGATCAGATCGACCAGACGTTGTCGCAAAAGAAGATCAAGTTGACAGACGAGGAACGGACGGCGCTCCAGTCCAAGCTAGTGACGATGCAGCAGGCCAGCTTCGCCCAAAACGAGGCCGACCGTATCCTCGCCAACATCATCACTCCGGCGCGGAACTACAACGCCACTCTCCAAGCGGCCAACGACCTGCTCGCCAAGAACGCAATCTCGCAGACCGACTACTCCGCCGCCGTCAACATGGCCGGGCTGGACTACGCAGCCGCGACCGACCCGCTATTCCGCTTCAAGCAGGGGATCGAGGCGGCCGAGAACGCAACTCGGCAATATGGCATAGCCACACAGCAGACGCTTTTCCTTGAGCAGCTGCGGCAGGAATACCAGGACCGGGGCTTGTCGCTCTACGACGAGACTACGGGCAAGCTGCGTGACGAAGTGGCCGAGATCATTCGCAAGAATGATGCGCTGCGGGAACAGCAGCTGATCCAGTCGGAGCTGGGTCAGGTGCTTGCCCCCATCCTCGACCAGAATCTTGAGATCGCAATGAAGCAGGACGTCTATAACGAGCTGGAAAGGTTGCGCCAGGCTGATCTTATCAACGAGGAAACATACCAGCGCGCTCTCGCTGGCCTCTATGTCAAATATAATCAGGAACGGCTAAACGCCGCGTCCGATTTCTTCGGGGCGCTCGCCAGCGTGACGAAGCAAGGCACCGGGGTGATCGGTGCGATTGGCAAGGCAGCCGCCATCGCTCAGGCAACCATTGACGGTTACGTTGCCGTCCAGAAGGCGCTCGCATCGCTTCCGCCACCGTTCAACTTCGTGGCCGCGGCCGCGGTGGCTATCAAAACGGGCGTCCAGGTCGCCGGCATCGCGTCAACCAATGTGGGCAGCTTTGCTACGGGTGGGCAGTTCATGGTCGGCGGGCGCGGCGGGGTCGACCAGAACAACATCAATATGAATGTGAGCCGCGGTGAGAGAGTCACCATCGAGACGCCGCAGCAGCAACGGGCAAACGACAACCAGGCCGCCCCGCAGCCGCAGCAGGGGAATGTCCGGATTATCAACCAGCTCGACCCACAAGTTGCGCTGGACGCCCTTGACACAGCGGCGGGCGAGCGTCTTATTGTCAACATCATTGAGCGCAATCCGCAGGCGATGCAACGAATCTTGGGATCCCGATAATGGCACACACCGCAGGAACGGCAACCGATTACCTCGATCTGCTCGACAAGCTGCGCTTGTATCTTGTCGCTCAGGGCTGGACCCAACTCAACTTCACGGGCGGGGACACACTTCACATTCGGGGCGACGGGGCAGGGGCCGGGCGAGAGGTGTATCTTGAGATCCGGGCCGTCGCTGATGCCCCCTCCGGCTATTACGCTTGGAGGGCGAAGGGGGCGACCGCTTATGTGTCCGGCGCGGCTGAGGGGCTGCAACCTGGGTCGTTCTCGACAACGGACGCCTACTTTAACCTGTCCAACGGCACAATCGATTATTGGTTCTTCGTCAATGATCGAAGGGTGATCGTTGTGGCCAAGATTGGAAGCGTTTATGTTTCCGCGCATTACGGGTTCTTCCTGCCCTTCGCTACGCCCGAGCAATATCCGTTCCCCCTTTATGTGGCCGGCAATTACGGGCTTCTGGAAACTCCAAATGAAGCCAATTCCGCAAATAGATTCTTTATCGACCCCGGCGGTAGTTTGACCACCAGGCGGAGCGCGTATATGCGTGACCCGTCGGGACTGTGGCAATCAGTTGTAAACCAAGTTTACAGTGGCGCAAACGACAGTAGTTTGCAGACTGGGCAGGGGCCGTCTTGTTTTGTCTACCCGGCGCAAATGGGCGAGGTCGGGACATCGGCTTCCTACCTTGGATGGACAATCGGTGCCAGCATTAATGGGGCTGCGGGAGGCGGATCGCAGGATTCGTTTGTGCCAACGGCTCAGAATGAGCACGCTCTTTGGCCGGTCTCGCTTCATAGCAGGGCGGGGCCGCCCTATGGTTCACTGGACGGCGTTTACATGATCTTTGGCACTGGGCTCAGTTCTGAGCAGCTTATCACGATTGGTTCCCGTGAGTTCATGGTCTTCCAGAATATCGGGCGGTCGTCAAGCAACGACTTTATGGCAGTGGAGCGCATCTGATGGCATACGAAACCGGCAGCGCGACCAACGCCAACGATCTACTGGACAAGCTGGGCATCTTTGCCCTTGCTAACGGCTGGACAATTCAACGCAACACGGCAGGGCTTTTGTTTCTGTCAAAGGGGATTTGCGCCGTTTCCATCCAGACACAAAACTTTAACTACAACGACTGGGAAACAGGCAGCAGCGTTAGCACGCCCTCATCCCGGTGGAACATGGCGCTCAACGTGAGCAACGACGGCACCCGGACAACTTTTTGGGGCCATCCTGGGTCACTCGTCACAACTAGCGCAGATACTGATCGCGTTGTTACCAACGACCTTTACGGTCCCTTCACCGAGTATCATTTCTTTGAGGGGACCGATGGGGGAGCCGGCTACATTCATATCGTCGCGCGCACTGCGGCGGAGAGGTGGCGTTGCTGGGGGTTTGGGCACCTTAATAAAGGGGCCTACAGCCACACCGGTGCGGCGTATTTGGTTGGCTGCGATGGCTTTTACTATCGCAACCAGTCAGCCTTCAACATAGCGACTTGGTATTCCATTATCTCAGCTGCGCCGTATCCTTTCGCCCGCAACTCGTCGGAAACCTTGGTCGGGTCAGGGCAGCCAACGGCTCTTTATGTTCCGGACGGCTCGCCTGTTGGATGGGGGCAATGGGCCTCAGCGAGCGCGCCCGGGGGCGTTCTGAGCTTGATAAACGGACGGCAAAAACCAATCCTCGGAAGCTCAGGGGATGAATCTTATCCCTCCAGTGCGGCTTCAAATACTATCCAGCGTCTGCTGAACCCTTTGTATTTTGGCCTCGAATCCCAGTGGGGTGGCAACCGAATGCTTTTTACGCTTCCTTTTGTGATGACCAACGCCAGCGCCGGGAGGCTTTGTCACATCGGCCAATACCCGGACGTTCGCGCCGTTAACCTGGAGGGGCTGCAAATCCCGCAAAGCCTATTCTACTCGACCGACGAGTGGGTGTGTTTCCCTGTCGGGAGGCGGACTCCGTGGGGGCTCCAGTCTGAGATCGGCTTTCAATACTCGTCCGGACAATTCGGGCTGGCTTTCCGGAAGAACGCATGAGCTCCTTTGCCGCTGTTCCGATCATCGCGGCGGCGCGGGCGTCGCTGCTCTCGGTCGACTGGGAACAGACGTTGCCGGGCGAGGCGGTTCTGCTTCCAACCGAGATGGGCGGCACGCGGGCAGGCTCGTCCGTTGTGGCCATTCGCCCGTTCCCCACACGGGGCGGCAACCTTGCGGGGGCGTATCTGTTCGACTATTACTATCGGATTTATGTTGTTCCTGCGGTCCTGACTGCCAATAACCCGCAGTTCGGCATTCCGATCCCGTTTGCTATCTGGAACGCATACCCGCAGCCCACGACCAACACGATCACCGGGATCACCGCGCTTGACGCCGACGGCCTGGTTCTTTCGGCCGAGGTCGGAGACGTGTTTGCAGCCGTTGAGTATCGGGCCGTGACCATCACGGTCACACCGGACGCCCCTCCGGCCGTGGATGCTAACTTCATCTTCACGTTTACCGAGGGCGCAGGCCCGTTCCGGTTCATCGCGGCAATCGCTAATGTCCTCGGCCTTGCGATAGAAGAAGGACTCCCCATCGAGTATGAGTGGCTGACCGACGTCTTGCGGGCCTACGATGGCACGGAGAGCAGGGTCGCCCTTCGCGCTCGTCCCCGGCGG